AAGGAGGAAAAAAATGAAAGTATTGATTGATAACGGTCACGGTAGTAATACTCCGGGCAAGTGTTCCCCGGATGGTAGGTTAAAAGAATACGCCTATACCCGTGAAATAGCTGGGCGTGTAGTATTTGAATTGCGTAAATTAGGAATTGATGCGGAACTGGTCGTGAAAGAAGAAGTGGATGTGCCATTGGCAGAACGTTGCCGGAGAGTGAACGAGTATAAGGCTTCCGAAGCAATTCTTATTTCTATCCATTGTAATGCAGCCGGTAATGGCTCAAATTGGATGCAGGCACGTGGTTGGGAAGCATGGACTAGCGTGGGGCAGACAAAAGCCGATAAGCTGGCTGACTGTCTGTATGAGGCTGCCGAAGAATGTTTGTTTGGAATGAAAATACGGAAGGATATGGCAGACGGTGATCCAGATAAGGAGAGTAGTTTTTATATCTTGAAGCATACGAAGTGTCCGGCTGTTCTGACGGAGAATCTGTTTCAGGATAACAAAGAAGATGTGGATTTCCTGCTGTCAGAGGAGGGGAAACGGACTATTGTTTCTCTTCATGTGAAAGGCATTTGTAAATATCTAGGCATATGAAGTCTCTTCCGTGGATATTAGTCTGTCTATTGTTTGGTGTGATCGTGTGGATGCGTTGTCATCTGCACGATCCGTCAACTGTGTACATTAAGGGAGATACTGTACATGTCCGGGACACAGTAAGAGACACAATACCCAAACCGGCAAAGAGAACTCCAAAGCGTACCGATACGGTATATTTACCTATCTTGATAGATACTACGACTGACAGAACCGTAGAAGGTGACTCAATTCCGGTACTTGTACCTATTGTAAGCAAGGAATATAAAACTGATAATTACCGGGCTATAGTTAGTGGATATAAGCCTAGTCTTGATTTCATGGAGGTGTACAGAGACAAGGAAATTATTACTCTTACTCCTTTACAGAAGAAAAAACGTTGGGGATTAGGCTTACAGACAGGATATAGTTATCCGGGCGGTTGGTATGTTGGGGTTGGAGTGAGTTATAATTTATTTGGATGGTGATGACGTTATATTTTTCTAAAATTATACGATGAAAATTACAATGTTATAGAAGTATTATATATATTTGCCGTTGTATAAACAAGTGCCCAAAAATATGCCGGAATACAATAAATAATGTGTTCCGGCATATTTTGTGTTGGAACACCAGTATTAATATCAAAAATAAGATTTATGAAGGAAGAAAAGGACGAACGTAGTATCGTAAAGCAAGCTACCAACAACGGTGTTTCATTTGAGAAAGCTGCAATGATAAGCAGGAGTATTAAACAAGAAGGAGTAAAAGGATATGCTTTTCTCCAAATGTTAGAGGCTCGTCTTAATGACGAACAAAAGAAAAAATAATATTATTTTTTAAGAAGAAATAAAAATATAGAGGTAGTTTTTGGCTACCTCTATATTGTAATCCTTCCTATCAACAACACACGAATCAACAAACTCTCAAGAAGGGTTACATAAGATAGTACTAATATATAAGTGAAAAGTTCGATCGTGGATATAAAAAAGTGAGGGGAACCACCCCCTCACCAAAGTCAAACCAAAATAATCCGAATTATGTCCGTATTATCTTGATGTTGCAAAGATACTACTATTTTTTGATAAAGCAATAAAAATCCCTGCATCGGCTCAATGCAGGGATGGTGTCAAATAAGAGCTTAACTGATTTTTAATGATGTCTGATGAATCATTTCGCTAACATCGTTCAAAGCGTTCAGGAACGTTTTGAGTTCATTGTCAGTAAAGCGAGCCTTTTTCCCGTTGACTATATTCCCGTTAATACGCTGATATAGCCAGTTTCTACTTTTACCAAAATATTTCTTTGCAATATAACTGAATGAGATTGCTTCGGGCAATTCTCCAAGTTTATCACGTAATATGGCTTCTTCCGCTCTTTCTATATAATCATTGCAGGCATTTACCGTTGCTTTTAGCCCAGCTTCAGATGCTTTTTTGTAGGCTTCCTTTTGGGCTTCCGGTAGTTTATTATATTTATCCTGCATTTCCTTTTTGAAAGCTTCTTTTTCTTCTGTGGTTTTTAGTTCTTTGAATCTTTCAAAGTCAGCCTGCATTTCTTTTGTTGGCAGGCAATCATTCCAATCTATCATAGCTTTTAATGTTTGTCCCTCCCCGAAGGGAGGGATGTTAATTACAACTTTTTTAATTTCTCTTGGATTTCGTTCATCCGATCGAGTATGTCATTTATAAGCGCTTCCCGTTCTTTGGCATTTTCAGGAACCCCATAGGCCTCGTGAAATGAAGCGAGAAGTTTTAAATTCTCATACTCTTGTTCTAATTCTTTTTTTTCTTCATCTTTCATCAGTTAAACATTAAAATTAAGAACTCTTATTTGACACTACAAAGATAATAAGCATTTGGTTATTATGCAAATTCTTAGTGATTTATTTTATATGTGATTATTCATTTTTCAAGTTGTCAAGTATTTCCCTGATTGCTTTATCAGCGTGTTTTCTCATTATTGTGACATAGTTGAAGATTGGTCTATCTTCTTTCATTGACTGCCCGATACAGTATTCCAGTGTACTAAGAGGAATTCCCAGGTCATATCCATGTTGGACGAAAGATTTGCGGGCTGAATATAGGGTGAATTTATGCCTGATTCCTGCCACCTTGCCTAATTGACTGATTTTCCTAGCCAGCAGGTTATAGCAGGAGGTATAGTTCTTGTATTTCCCGAATATAATTTTCCCTGTATTCTTTTTCATATACTTTTTTATAATGGGCTTTGCTTCTTCGGGAATGGAAAAGGAAATCAGGGAGTCCCCCTCTTTGGTGTTTTTGGTCTTTTTTCGGATGTAGTTTATTTCATCCGTCCGGAAATCGTATGCTAGTATGTCTACTAGGTTCATGCCGGCAAGATAATAAGTAAGCATGAAAATGTCCCGTGTGACGTTGAGATTGTAATGCTCTAAATTGGCGTCCCTGATTGTCTTGAGTTCTTCGACGGTGATTTGCGTTTCCCTCTTTTGGGCTGATGGAATTCTGGCTGTGATGAAAGGGTCGATATCGTAGGTGACGTATCTCATCTTTATGGCATAGTTGATGATAACCTTTAGCAGGGTTATGTAGATGTTGATTGTGGTGCTTGACAGCTTTGTCTTTTTGAGCCATGATATGTACTGGTTCATTCTGATAGGGGTAATATGTTCCATGAGAGAACCGTTCCCGATGAATTGCATAAACTTGTTTGTGGCCAGCCGATAGAGTTTGTATGTCTTGGTACGTTCTTCTTCATCTATTTGGGACAGATATTCATCCACGATATCCTCGAACTTACGATGCTTTTCTCCGTTTAACGGGTTAGTTATCATTTTGACTAATTGCGTGCACGTGAGCGAATCAGGGTAGTCCAGTTCCATGTATCGCTTGAAATAAAGGTTGTATAGCTGTTGTAATTTTGTATTGAGAAAATCCTTGTCTGGACGGTGTACTATTTTCCCGTTCTTAAACTCGTTTTCCCTTACCACTATATCCGTGGTGATGAATCTCGTTTCAGAGTTGTGTGCGACTCGAATTCTTATTTTGTGTGTCCCGTCTGATAACCTTTTTGCGGGAACTATTACCAATGTTAATGTAGCCATAATTTGTGTTTTTAGGGTAAAAATGGCGTTTTCGACCATTATTTTTTTAACATCCTATTGTAATTTACTTATAATCAGATTCTAATCCGGGAATTTTCCGACCATAATCCGACCATTTTATAGCGTCAAAAGTGACGTTTTTGCTCTCTATTATAGACTACTAATTGATAGGAAAAATAGTTCGATTGTGCTTTTAATATGCTGTATATCAGTAAAATAAAAATCGGAAGCTCATGCTCGCTCGCAGGCTTCCGATCAACACAAAAACTAAACTAGACTTAACTAAACTATTCTATTCTCGGAATTTCACAATCCCTTTCTGTTCTCTGCAAAGGTAGGGATAAAACGGGGTTTGACAAATAATAATCGACAAAAATATTAATTTCACCGATAAAATAGCTTAGAGCCTGTTTAGATTTTCCTGAGATTATGTTAGATAGGCTTTACCGACCAGTTTTTATTCGTCACATAGTCTCCGTCATGCTCCT